GTGCTCCCCTTGGAAGGGAGAAGCCGGTGGTTCGAATCCATCGACCCAGACCAATTTCGAGACCTTTAGTGGGTAGGCACTCACTCGGTGGGGTGAAGCCGTTACGATCCCCGGACGGAGCTTATCGACAGAGCTGTCCAGAGGTAGGCCCGGTGGCCCCTCGTCAAATAGGCAGGACCGGACAAATTCAATGGCGCTTCTAGCTTAAGAGCAAAGCCCTCCCCTGTGAAGGGAGTAGATGCGGGTGCAAGACCCGTGATTCGCCCCAAGCGTGCTAGACCCGATCTGGCTGATGGGTCCTGGCTTCCACCCAGGTGAGGAGAGTTCGATTCTCTCAGTGCGCTCCAAACAAAGACGGTCTGGTCCAATTAGGGCGCTGCCCCATGAAGGGGCGGGGATGCAGGTACGACTCCTGCGGCTGTCACCATCTACGCGGACACTCGGCATTGGCGAGCCAACCGGGCTGTAAACTCGGCGTCTTAGACTGTGGTGGTTCAACTCCATCTGGCCGCACCAAGTACCCCTGCTCCCCTCGTCTCACATGGAGATGCGTATGATCAGGCACATGCTTATGGTAGTGTTACTCGCAACAAGCGGGTGCACGGTAAACCCTACCGACTGGGAGATCGACGATTGGCGTCCCCAGTACAAGGGATGCAAACTCAAGATCGATCCAACCGGCCACGACAAAGAGATCAAGATCAAGTGTAAGAACAAGGTCTCCTGGCTCGGGTCTTAATATACAATGCCTCGGTGGTGGAATTGGCAGACACGCTGGTTTTAGAAACCAGTGCCGAGAGGCGTGCAGGTTCGAGTCCTGCGCGGGGCACCAAACACAATACAGGAACAAGACATGGGCGTAATCAATATAATCGGCTCCGTGAACATTGCGGTCATCGTGAGCAGCGTGAACGGCGTCATTGCTAACGCAACCGACGATGGCCGGGTACACGTAACGCTCGTTTCGCAATCAGACCTATTCTGGAACAGCGGCAAGTCCACGGTCGTAGCCACCAGCGCTGACAAGTTCCTTCCAGCAGCCACACCGATGTCATTCATCCTGCCGAAAGGCCATGACAATATCGGCGCCATCCGCGCTACGGCAGACGGTACCCTTACGATCCTCACACACTAAACGGGGCTGAGTTGGTCTCGACGTGAGTTAAAGCCGCACGCGGCAGCTCGCGGACGCCAGTTCAATTCTGGCCAGCTCCACCACTTTCCGCTTCTGTAGCTCAATCGGCAGAGCAGTCGCTTTGTAAGCGACAGGTTGCAGGTTCGATGCCTGCCGGAAGCACCACACCATGATACACAAAACAAAGGACCTCACCGTGGGAGATGATGTCGCAGTACGCAACGACAAGGGCCAGTTCCTGAAAGGGCACTCGGGCAATCCCGTTGGGAGACCTGTCGGAGTCCGCAGTCAGACCACCTTGGTCAAGGACTGGATCAACAACGCGTTGATGAACGACCTGGAAGAGGACGCTCTGGACATCCTAGCTGTTGCGGTCAAGAAAGCCAAAGGCGGTGACAACGCGATGATTAAGCTTCTGCTTAAGGATCTGTTGGCATCGGCGGGTGAGGACGAGGTCGACAAGAGCGATGTCGTTATCAAGGTCAAAAACATGACCATCAACGCAGAACCCGATGGGATCACCATCGAACACGAGGACACTATCAATGAGTAAGCAACACTCTGAACAGAAGGGACCTGGCCTGAAAAGTGGCCTCGACGGCCTCTTCAAAACGAAGCCCGCACCAGCGGCGCCTCCGGGCAACTCCGCACCTGGCAAGCACAAGCGCGGCAAGCAAGGTGGCTAAGCAAGATCCGCAAAGCGGAAAGAGCGAAGGTACGCGTTCCGTCAAGAACGCAACGCCTGTCGTAGCTGATGGCGAAAGCTTCGCCGTACCCCGTTCGGGTGCGCAAGACGTTATCGAAGGCTCCAGGTCTGACCACCTAGACACGAGCGGCTTCCGAAGCAAAAGGGACTAAACATGCCGTCACACACAGAGACTGAACGAGCCAAGAGAGATGCCGAGAAGGCACAGCTCCTGGGCAAGGGCCAAGCGAGGGGTGCTGCTGAGGCGGTAATCGAGCGCAAGGAACGGACCCGCCGCGCTCTGGAAGCAGCAACTAAGGCCCTCGGCATTCGCCGGGACCGCCAAACAACCGATTCAAACAACTAAAGGAACGCGCAATGAGCCGTTTATCTAACAGCCCCGACGTGATCAATGAAGCGCAAGGATTCCTTGCTGCTCTAGGTTTCGGTACTCAGGGCGTCAATGTAGTAAGCGTAACCGCTGCTACTGCTCTCAACCCAACGGCTCCGGCCGCACTCACAGCAGTCAACCCCACAGCACCCGCTGCTTTCACCGTACCGCTTGTCGCACAGGCTGTAGCGGTCGTATCGGAAGCTGCTACTGACCTCGACACCGTCGCCGCTGCGGTCAAAACGCTGCACACGGAAGTTATCACTTACGAAACGGCTATCAGTGCACTCGTAGCCGACGCAGTTGCTTCACGATTGGAAGCCGTCACGTACGAAGTTGCCATCTCGGCGCTCGTCCTAGACGTAGCTGAGATTCGAACCAAGGTCAATGCTATTCTTTCCAGTCTGGAGACTGGTGGGATCATGGCGTCTAGCTAAATCTAGACCGGGGGGTCATACGTGGAGTTCGAAATGCACCCGGGTCAGGTGGAGATTTACACTTCGCCTGCCCTTTACAAGGTCTGCGCAGCAGGCCGACGCTTCGGCAAGACATGGCTCGCTGCCATGCTTTGTGTGATCGAAGGGATGCGGACGATGAACCTACGCGGTGACAAGTGCCTGGACGATACGTCCGAGGTCATGTACATGGCGCCGACGTTCGAACAAGCCAAGGGCATATTCTGGCCCGTCCTAAAGAAGCTCGCGGAGCCGGTCACGGCTTCGATCCACGAGAATACCGGCGTTCTCACCCTCATCAACGGGGTGCGTATACGCTTGAAGGGGATGGACAACCCAGACCGTGCGCGGGGCTTTAAGCTGCGCTACGCTGTGCTCGACGAGTACGCGGACATGAACGCGGGAGCGTGGGAAGCGATCATCCAACCAGCCCTGATGGACTGCGAAGGTGGCGCTCTCTTTATTGGTACGCCGAAAGGCAAGAACCACTTCTACAAGCTTTTCCTCCAAGCGGACAAAGCAGTTGCGGATGACGAGGACTTCCTTGAGTGGCAGTCTTTCCAGTTCAGCTCCTTGGACAACCCGACTACACCTCGCAAGTCGCTCGCGCGCTTGTACGAGAGTGAGACCTACAGCAGCGACCTACGGGCGCAAGAGCTGGAAGCGGACTTCCTGGCTGGATCCGATGGACTCTTCAGGTCCGAGTGGTGGAAGTTTGACCATAACGAGCCGCGAGACGGCTACTTCGTTGTAGCGGTGGATCTACAGGGCTTCGTGCTCGACCCGCTCAAGAAGAAGAAGGCAAGGAAAGATCAGACCTGTATCTCGGTGGTGAAGATCACCAAGAAGGGATGGTGGGTCAAGGAACAGATCTACGGAGCGTGGGACACGCGCGAGACTGCCCTGCGCATTATCAACGCCGCACGCGGCTGTTCCGCAGCCCGAGTCGGCATCGAGAGGGGCGCACTAATGAACGCGGTCATGCCATACCTCGACGACGTGATGGCGCAGTACCGCCAGTTCTTCCACTTCGAACCCTTGTCACACGGCAACCAACACAAAGAATTACGAGTCCAGTGGGCGCTACAAGGCCGACTGGAGAAGGGTAGGATCATTCTCAACTGCGATCCCTCCCTACAGAATTGGGAAAGGCCCGACTGGGTCAACTGGCTCATCGAACAGGGGGCTGACTTTCCTAACCCAGCAACCCCAGACGACGGTCCCGATTCCTTGTCGTATGTCGATCAGCTCGCTACCACGATTTATATGGACGTGGAGCACCAGGATCTGAAAGGCTATGACGAGTGGGAACCCTTAGACGAATGGTCAGGAGTATAGATTGTCTTCACTACTAGTTGAAACACCTCGTCCTATTCAAGGCGCCACTAAGATCGGCTCGCGAGAGGACCAGCTAGTGTCATGGGTCATGTCCCGCGTAAACCGCTGGAGGCAGTACCGGGATAACTCGTTCAAGAAGCGCTGGGGTGAGTACTACAGACTTTGGAGAGGACGCTGGAGCGTTATCGACAAGAATCGCAGCTCCGAGCGTTCCAAGCTGATTGCGCCTGCGCTGTCGCAAGCTATCGAAATGACGGTAGCCGAGATGGAAGAGGCGACCTTCGGACGCGAGCAATGGTTCGACGTTCGAGACGACGTACTGAGCGCCCAAGCTGGTGACACAGACGCCACGAAGCAGCTCATTGCTACCCGAGACTTACTCCTAGACGACGCTAACAAGCAGGGCATACCGGACGCGATCGCCTCCGCATACCTGAACGGCGCCCTCTACGGCAACGGCATTGCCAAGATCGTGATGGACAAGAAGATCACGCGCACACCCGGGAGTATCGACCCGCTTACTGGCACGCGGTCCCCGCCGACGACCGACGAGCAATGGGTGGTCAAACTTGACCCCATACCTGCCGACGAATTTGTACCGGATCCGGCTGGCACCAACATCGACGAGATGATGGGCTGTGCGCACGAGCTACTGAAGCCGACCGCGTGGGTCAGTCGCCTACAGTCGCGAGGAGTGTTCCTCAAGAAGGCTGTTGTCACCGCGGGTGACGGCAGAGACAGCCTGATCAAACAAGAACGTCAGGACCTGGAAAGTCTGCTCCACAAAGAGGACACCGTGTTGATCACGGAGTACCATGGGCTCATCCCTGCCAGACTCCTACCCCCTAAGCAGAAGCGAGGGGACAACCCGATCGACGCGCTACTAGACGCGGAAGAGATCAAGTCGGGTGACGAGACGATGGTGGAAGCCATTGTTACTATTTCGAACAAGGGTGAGCTACTGCGCGCACGGGCTAACCCGTTCTGGCGCCAGGACCGCTCAATCGTCAGCTATCAGCACGAGAAGGTTCCCGGTCGATTCTGGGGCAGAGGCGTAGCGGAGAAGGGATTCAACCCGCAGAAGGCGCTAGACGCCGAGCTTCGTAGCCGCATGGATGCCTTGGCACTCATCTCGAACCCAATGATGGCTGCTGACATTACAAGAATGCCGAGAGGCTTCGACCTGCGCATCCGACCAGGCAAGCTGTGGTTGACTAACGGACCGCCCAAGGAGGTACTGACTCCAGTAATCTTCCAGGGCTTGGATCCGAGCACGTTCAACCAAACCGGCGAGATGGAACGCATGGTGCAGATGGGTACCGGGGCAATGGACTCTGCCACCCCTATCCGCCAGAACCAACGCAACAGCACCGCTACGGGATCATCCCTACAGCAGGCTGGGTTCGTCAAGCGCTCCAAACGTGCGATGGCTAACGTATCGCGGAACTTTTTGCAAGTAATCGTTCAGAAAATGCTCTGGCGCTACATGCAGTTCGACAGCAAGCGCTATCCAATCGACGTAGATTTCCGCGTGATGGGTACCCTAGGTATCGTTGCGCGCGAGCTGGAACAGAACCAGTTGACCCAAATGCTCGGCGTTGTCGAGGCAGGGTCTCCCCCACATCTGGTTCTCATTAAGGCAATCTTCGACAACAGCTCTTCGCCGTACAAGGCGCAGATCAACGCAGCCGTCGACCAAATGCTACAAGGGCCGACCGAAGAGGAGCAGCAGCAGGCGCAGTTCGCGCAGCAGATGCAACAAGCTCAGCTCCAGGCAAACCTGGAGAAGACGCAGCTTGAGGGTGCGGAAATACAGTCGAAGATAATGTTGAATATTGCCAAGGTGCAATCAGAAGAGGTCGGCAGTGAGTTCGAAGGAGCTAAGCTCCAAGTCGAGGTACAGCGCCTGTTTAAGGAGCTGGACGAGCTGAACGAACAGCGCAGACAGAACGACGCGGCCCTGATGAACGCGGAGGCCAACTTAATTAAAGCTAGAAATAGCGGCGGGGGAAATAATGGATCTGGACAAAACGGATCTTAGCGGCCAGCATAAAGAGCTGGTAGACGGTTGGGAGACCCTATTCGGGTCCTTCGGCTGGCAACTCATACTACGGAGGTTCAGTCCTCGGATGGACGGCACCGTAGGTGAGATGGAGAATGCAGAGACACCTCGCGACCTCGGTCGCATACAGGGTCAACGCCTGATCCTCAGGGAACTTACAGACCTCGAACGGATTGTTGAGGATGAGTTCCGACTAATGAACGCGGACGCGCAAGCTGAGCCGTGGGGAGAAGTATAACATGCAACTATACAACTTCCAATGTGACGGTTGTGATCACAGGTTTGAGAGCTGGGATACCATGGAGAGGACTGCAAAGCCCACATGCCCCGAATGTCAAGCCCCTGACACGACAAGACTGATCAGCAAGCTGCGACTCGATTACACCCGTATGGCTACTAGTGGAAAGAGTTCTGACGATGGCCTTACGACCGCCGTCGACCAGTGGGCTAAACGCCGCGCAGAGAAAGTGAAAATCGAGGAACGTAACATGCGCAACCACGGAACGGTTGACTAGTTACACCCTCCCCTCGACCATTTTGTTATTTATCCTATAACCCCCATGGGGCAGGAACCAGGAGACTTTACATGAGCAACGGTACTAATCAGCCCGACGCATTAGAATTTGGTGAGATTCCAGATATGGATACGATGAAGAAGCAGAAAGCTGCTGCCATCGAAGCCGGTCCGAACGCGAGCAACCCTGATACTCCACCCGACGACGCTCCGGCGCCAGACGGCGAGTTTAAGATGCCAGAGAAGTTCGAAGGCAAGTCCATAGAAGAGGTAGCAACGTCGTATGCGAACCTCGAATCTCAGCTTGGTCGCCAAGCCCAGGAGATGGGATCTCTTCGGACACTCAACGACCAACTTCTAGAGCTTAAGACAACTGTGCCCGCACCGCAGCAGGATGACCTACCCGAGGTTACTGCTGACGACGTTTTGAACGCTCCAGCGAAGACTATCGCAGAGATTGCCAACAGGGAAGCCACGGGCGCGGTCGCACAGACCAACAGCCGTGTCGACAACCTGGAAGCTAACCTCGCGCTAAGCGCGTTCGAAGGCCGACACCCGACCTACATGGCGGACCAGGCCGACCCAAACTTTCAAGAATTTGTCAAAGGCAGCGCTTACCGATCGAACCTAGCTCAGAAGCTAGTCGCCGGTGACCTGACTGCTGGAGAAGAACTCTGGAATGCGTGGGATGAGAATCGCCCGTCTGGAGACGAGCCAAACAAAGAATTAACTGCCGAAGAGAAAGACGCCGCGGAAACCGCCGCTGCCCTTGCTCTACGCGGAGGAGGAGAGGGTGGTGCAAACCAACCCAAGCCGATTCCCCGGGCAGAGCTTGCTCGCATTAGAATCGAGGAAGAGGACCGCTACTACAGCGCCGAATTCCAAGAGTACGTGCAATACATGTACAAGAACAAGCTAGTAAAGTAACCCCAGCCCCCACAGGGCTATAGGAGAAATAACAAATGAGTACTGGTGTATTCACGGCAGCCGAAGCCATCACCAACACCACAGTCGAGTCGGGAGCTAATTCCGAAGCGGGGGCATTCGTGCCTGAGATGTGGAGTGACGAAACTCTTGCGACATACAAGAGCAACCTCGTCGTGGCGCAGCTAGTCGTTACCATGAACCACGTTGGGAAAAAAGGTGACACAGTTCACATCCCGACAATCAGCGCGCGAAGGAATGCTCAGCTTCGTCGGCCAGCAACATCTGGCAACGAAGGTGTAGAAAACCTTGACGTGCAGCCCGGACAGGTCAACCCGTCCCTAACCGACGTTCTCATCGACCGTCACTTCGAATACTCGACTCTGATCGAGGACTTCGCAGCGATGCAAGCGATGGGCGGACTTCGGAAGTTCTACACAGACGACGCAGGGTACGCTCTGTCTCAACGTGTGGACTGGGATCTGCTTATCCTTCCAGCAGCAACCGCTCCGGCGGACACAGTGAACCCTGGCGCAGTGCTTAACGGCATTGACTGGGAGCAAGCTGTCGTAACCAGCGGAACCATTGCCACCAACCGTAACGCTACGGTCATCGGATCAGACGGCTCGACCGCCTGGGACGAAAGCGCGAACACCAACACGGGTAACGGCGCAAGCCTTGCCGACGCTGGTATCCGCCGAATGATCAGAACGTTGGATGACCTGGACGTGCCTCTAACGGGCCGCGCCTTCATCCTACCTCCTGTCGAGAAGGAAAGCCTCCTAGGTATCCCTCGCTTCACGGAGCAAGCGTTCGTCGGTGAAGTCGGAAGCCAGAACAGCATCCGCAACGGCCTGATCGGTGACCTGTACAGCAACGCTGTATACGTTTCGAGCAACATTCCCACAGTCGAAGCTACGGACAACGTCACTGACTACCGTGCGTGCCTGTACCTTCACAAGGATGCCTTCGTCCTGGTCATGCAAATGAACATGCGATCGCAAGCAGCCTATCTGCAACAGTACCTGAGCACCTTGCTCACAAACGACATCGCCTACGGCGTTGAAGTACTGCGCGGACAGAACTTCGTTTCCTTCCTAGTACCTGCGTAAGCAGCCGGGGGTCCTTGAGGCCCCCACATTTTCTCTAAACTGATGGAGGCGTTATGCCCGGTCCGAACAGGCGTAGCCGTCGACTGAAGCAAGCGACGAGTTTAACCGAGTCGTCGGACTTCTCCTCAGTAAACCCCGCAGACGGGGACGTTCTTATATTCGCCAGCTCGACTGGCCTATACCAGAATGGACGTGCATTCA